GATTCGATCTGCCAGCGCCTGCAGGACATGCCCGGGGATCTCTAGCGGCTCACGTGAACCGAGCACATCGATCACGTGCCGGCTGTCGAACAGTGGCTCGGTCCAGCGCTTGGCGTGGCGCTGCTTGTCGAGCCCGACGAACAGGTACGAGGCGAAGAAGATCGCTTGGGTATCGACCTTGCGGCCGCGGCGGACCACCGTGACCCGGTACCGGGGCAACCACCAGTCCATGGCCAGATCCTTGAACTCCTCGGCGGCCATGGCCTCGTGGAGCGGCAGGGTATGCACGACGAACCACGTCAGGCTTTGATCGATCACCACGTGCTCGCTCCGAATTCGAGATCCGTTCGTCCCGCGCTTCTTGCCCACGCTACGTCCCCCTCGATCCGCACCCGGCCCGCGCCGGCTCGCACTCACCCGCTCCAGTCCTGGGAGAGGGGCCGTCCGTCATGGCGCAGGAGCGCAGCACCTCCGCGGCCCGGGCGGCGAGCGCCTGGGTCGCCTCGCGATGGCGCTGGCCCCAAAGCAGGATCGAGCCTGAAGGCTGGCGGCGCGTAGCGATCCTGGCCATCAGCGGCTTGCCACCGCGATACCGAGGCGCTCAGCGCGCTCGGCCGGGCTCATCGCCCGCTCAGCGTCGATGATGGTGCGCGCTTCCTCCAAGACGTCCTCCGGGGTGACGCAGTCGGGATGATCGGGCTTGAGCGTGGTCGGCCAGTTCGGGTGCCACCGGCCGCGGTAGAAGTCGGTCGCCATTCCGAGCTGGTGCCGACGGATGGCGACGGGATCGGGCAACGGCGTCGGCCGCTCGGGATCCTGCTTCGCGGCGCCTCCCGAAGGCGACCGCCCGGCATGCTGGCCGCTGCGAGCCTCCTCAAGCCGCCTGTCGAAGTAGCTCAGCGACCCGACATCCGGTTTTCGGGCGAGCACCTCGCGGATCACGGAGAGGATCAGCTCGGGTTCGTAGCCCTGGGCGAGCCATACGACCGCTCGGTTCGTGTCGGGCGGCAGTCTGCTCGGCGCAAGCTCGACGAAAAGCTGCGTGATTTGATCCCGAACTTCGCGCGCGCGGCCAGCGCTAGCTGGCTCTTGGTTTCTGGCTTCTGGCTTATGGGTCTTATCCCGACCCTTATCCGGCGGGTTATCCTGTTGGTTATCCGACGCCGAATTTCGTCTTTTGTTGCCGAGGGTTGGGTTGCCACCCAACTTTCCATTTATCACCGCAACTTTCGTCTTTTTCTGCTCCCGAAGCATGCGCCGGCTGTAGATCCTGCCGTGCCGATCGCGGGTGAAGACGCCGTTCCGCTCTAGCTCGTCGAGAAGGATTTCCACCTCAGAGGCGTGACCGCCGGTCAGTCGGGCGATCTCTGGTGCATTGAGGGGTCGGCCGTTCAGGACGACGTAGCCGGTTGGGTCGGCTTGCGCCGCGATGCAGAGCATATCGATCCAGAGACCGCGCGCTGCGTAAGAGGATGCACGGACCCCGGGATCCGACATCCAATCGCTCCAGTACCATTTGCCGTAGACGGTGCCGGCCATGGTCAGAACCTTTCATGCCCGCGATGAGCCCATTCGAGCACTTCGCGGACGCACCTCATCGGGTCCCGGTACAGTTCGGAACCGGTGAAGCGCATGACGGTGTATCCAGCGGCCTGGAGGGCACGGTCGCGACTCCGATCTCGTGCGGCCTGCTCCTTGGTCCGCTCATGAAAATCGTGGCCGTCGCATTCGACCGCGAGGCAGACCAATCCTTCCACGTCGCGGAAGGCAGAGCGGACTTTGAGCACGAAGTCGACCGGCCAATCTAAGACGCGAACCTGGTCGTCGAAGTAGATGTCGCCACTGACATTTGCAGGATCCGCGTTTAGCGCCTCGAGCGGACTGATCCTGAGATGGCGGTAGCGAGGATGACATTCCAAAGCTGAATACAGGCATGCAAAGAAGAGCTTCTCGATTGGGCTGCCGAGAGGTGGCATCCCGTCGTGCGTGGCCAACACGTCAGCGGCGATGTCGCTCTGCAAGTCGGTGATGAACTTCTCGATGCCGAATGCCATGATCAGCCTCGAAACTTGATGTCGCGGACGGCGTTCAGCGCCGGATCGATCCAGGCGCGCACGATGTGGTTCGACCGGCCGGCCCGGTTCTTGTCGATGATGAATTCGAGCGCGTGGCGGTTGGCCCGATGGTCGTCGAGGGCCTTCTGTTCGCCGTTCCGGAAGGCGGGTGAGCGCTCGATGTAGTAGGCCGGTCGGTAGAGGAAGATCACCGCGTCCGAGTCCTCCTCGAACGCGCCAGCGCCGCGGAGATCGGCGAGGCCGGGCCGCTTGTCGTCGCGGCTCTCGGTGCCGCGGTTGAGCTGGGCCAGCAGGAGGACGGTCGTATCGAGGTGCTTGGCCAGTGCCAGGGCGCCGTCGGCGACTTCCTTGAAGCCCTCGTCCTCGCGGTTGAACGCGCGCGAGAACTTCACGATGTGGGCGTGGTCGATCACCACGAGCCCTAGCGGGATGTTGCGCCGCGCGTAGAGGTTGGCGAGCCGGTCGGTCGAGGCGGCGATATCGCCGATGGTGCGGCCGCCGCCGTCCTCGATGTGGAACGGCAGATCCCGCGTCTCACGGGCTGCGACGGCCACCTGATAGGCGTCCCGGTCGGTCAGGGCCCGGCGCTTCTGGATCAGCGAGAACGGGATCTCGACGCCCTGATCGAACAAGTGGCTCGATGCGATGCGGGCCGCGATCTGTTTCCGCGACATCTCCAGCGAGTGATAGATCGCGGCGTAGCCGTCGCGGGCGACGCACCGCCCCATCTCGACGCCGACCACCGACTTGCCGACCGAGGTCCGGGCGCCGAGGGTCAGCAGAAACGACGGCAGCAGGCCGCCGCCAATCTCCTCGTCGAGCGACTCGATCCCGCACGACGGCGGCGGCTTATCCTCGCCGCGCAGGCCAGCCTCGATGTCCTGCATCAAGGAATGGCTGGCCTCGCCAAGGCTCGCCGACGTCACCTTGCGCTCGACGAACGAGGCGCGGATCGCATCGACACGGGCGTAGATGTGATCGAGCGCTGGCCCTGGCACGAAACCCTGTCCGCCCGTGAAGCTCGATGTGACTGAAGCCAGAGCGCGCAGCTGCCAGAGTTGCTGAATGGTCCGCGCGTACTCGACGGCCTGTGCGGGCAGACCCATGCCGGCGAGCCCTGTAAGGTAGGCGCCGAACGTCTGGCCACCGAAGTCCTTCTTCCAGGCCTCCGCGCCGATCGCCCCCCGCAGCCGTAGCAGGTTCGGCGTGTCCCCAGCCGCGACGAGCGCTGTGAGCGTCTCCCAGACCGCGCGGTGCGCCTCCTCGCTGAATTGCTCCGCGGTGACCAAAGTCTCGACGGTGGCGTAGACCTGCGGGTGCATCAGCACGCAGCCGACGAGTGCTTGCTCGACTTCGACATCCGCGATGGCAGGCGCGTCGGTGTTGCGCGACGGAGCGCGCCCGAAGCGGAAGTCGTCGAGCAGCGCGACGGGGTTGCTGCCGCTCGTCATGGCCGTGCCCCGCCGTGCATCGCCTCGCGCATCAACTCGGCCTGCATGCCGTCACGGTCACCGGCTGGACGTTCTGCCCGGCTCAGCACGTCGAGGCGGTAGCGGCCGCGTCGGGCGTGGCCCGACATGATCTGCGGCCGGACCTGTATCCGCGGGCCAGGATCACGACGCGCGAGCTGACCGCTGAGGAAGCCGCCGCAGCGCACCTGCTGGCCGGCGCGCACTTCGCCCGGACCGGGCGCTGCCTCTCGGCCGAGGAGGTTCGCTGATGCGCCGGCCGTTCCCCTCGATCTACGCCAACCGGCCCTCTCGCCTCCCGCCGGTCTGGAGCCTGCTCGGCGGATCTCATTACGTCCTGCAGTGCGCTGACGGCGTCGGCGGCTCCGGTCAGCTCGGTTCGGTCGGCATCGGCTTCACCGACACCTTTCACATCGCCACTGTCACGGTGCCCGGAACGCGTGACCTGCCTGGCGCGCTCGACGTCACCGTCGGCCGGTTCTCTTCACTTGATCAAGCCAAGGCGGCCGTCGAGCAGGCTGTCGCTCTGCGTCAGGCCAACCCGGCCTCATTCGATAAGGCCGCTCGCAAGGCGTTCCGAGCTGACGAGCTGCGCTGCCTTGAGGGAGCGCAGTGATGCGCCTCTTCTTCGACATTGCGCCCTACGCCGTCGCGCCCCGCGGCCGCGGTTTCGCCCTCTGGCTGGGCACCGACCTGATCGAGGACGGCTTCGACTGCGAGGGCGACGCCTACGGCTACGCCCACGAGCTGCTCGACGTCGCAGAGGATGAGGCGGCCGCGCAGGCTGACTTCGAGGCTCAGCGCTTCCTGGAGGCGGCATGAGCGCCGCTCAGACTCTCCCCCGCGAGGAGTTGCTACTCGGCGGCGCGCGCGTCGGTTGCTCGCCGCTCTCCCTAACCAAGTGGCGCGGTCACTCAAGCCGCACCTACATCGCCGGGATTTACCAGCCCCAGGACCTCGATGCCGTTGATCTGGTCGGCGCGGTCGTGATCGCCGTCCGCCGCGACGGCAGCGGCAACTCGAACGGCCTCGCGCATCCCGTGCGCGTCGCGCTGTGCCCGGACGTTGCCGCGGCCCGCTCCTTCCTCGCCGTCCTGCCGAAGGCGGTCTCCGAGCTTCACCTCCACCGCACTGAGCCGGACGCGAAGGAGCGCGCCCGGATCGTCACCGACCTCCAGCCCGAGTGATCGCAGTGATCCTCTCCCCTTTCGACGCCGCCACGATCGCGCTGCTCGGCGCCGTCTTCGCCCCTCCGGAGGCCATCATGCCCCGTGTCGCAACCAACCCCGAACCCGTGCCCACGATCACGCCGCGTGACGTGGCGCTCCGCCTCTACGACCAGGGCTACGTCACAGCGACGCTGCCGCGGCGCGAGGAGGACCTCGCCGTCGCGATCATGAAGGCCTTCGAAGGGACCGGCACGCGCTTCAGCGACCTGCCGGCGCGCCGGGCCGATTTCGCGGCGGTCCGCCAGCACCTTGAGCTGATCACCCGCGAGGCCGAGCGCTACGGGCGCAGCCTTGAGTGCGAGCGGTACCGGCCCGCGTTCGTCGCGCCTGTCGGGAGGGGTGGCCGGTGAAGATCACGGCTCACCTTTCCGGCTTCGTCCGCGGACCCGGCCTCTACCGGATGAGCGCGGACGTCTATCACGCCGACTGTGCGCCGGAGCCGTCGCTCTCCTCGTCGGTCGCAAAGGTGCTGCTCGAGCAGAGCCCTGAGCATGCGGCGCTCGCCCACCCGCGCCTGCGGGCCGAGCGGGCTGAGGAGCGCGATGCGACGAGGCAGCAGGAGATTGGCACTGTCGCGCACAAGCTGATCCTCGGCCAAGGCGCCGAGGTCGTGCCGATCGACTTCGACGACTACAAGAAGGCCGAGGCGAAGGCTGCGCGTGCAGCCGCCTATGCGGACGGGCACTGCCCGATCCTGATGCCTGATCTCGTGACGGCCGAGCGCATCGCTGATCGCGTGCTGGCTCGACTGCCGCAGATCCCCGGTTGCGAGGGTTTCGCCAAGGCGCCGTCCGAGGTCGTCGCCGTCGCTCGCGACCGATCCGGCGCGTGGCTGCGGATCATGATGGATCGCGTCGAGATCCACCCGACGCACGCGATCATCTGGGACCTGAAGACGGGCGACCAGTCGGCCGCGCCGCAGGGCCTCGGTCGCCGCGTCGAGTGCATGCAGATGGAGATCCAGGCCGCGCTCTACACGCGCGTGCTGGCGAGCCTCCTGCCGCATCTCGCCGGCCGGATCCGCTTCCGCTGGATCTTCGTCGAGAACGAGTTCCCGCACGCGCTCACCGTCGCAGAGGCCGACGGCGCCGGCATGGAGATCGGCGCCCGCAAGGTCTCGGCCGCGATCCACCTTTGGAACCGCTGCCGGGCCGCCGACCACTGGCCCGGCTACCCCGCCGAGATCGTGCGCTTCGACTACCCCGAATGGGCCGCCCGCCGCTGGTCCGAGCGCGAGGAGCTCGATCCGCAACTCGCCGGCGCCGCCTACGACATCGCGCTGAGCCCGTTCCGCCCCCTCGACATGGAGAGCGCCGCGTGAGCTTCACCTTCGCACCCGCCGTCCGCGAGCAGGTCTCGCTCCTGATCGCGCTCGCCGGCGCCTCTGGGTCCGGCAAGACCAAGAGCGCGCTCCGGCTCGCCGAGGGCATTTCGCCGTCGGGCAAGATCGCCTTCGTCGACACCGAGGCCCGGCGCGGTCTGCACTACGCCGACCAGCACCGATTCCTGCACGCCGACATGCGGCCGCCCTTCAAGCCGGCCAGGTTCGTCGAGGCGATCACCGCCGCGGAGGCTGCCGGCGCGGAGGTCGTGATCCTCGACAGCTTCAGCCACGAGTACGACGGCGAGGGCGGCATCATCGACTGGGCCGACGCGCTGGCCGAGAGCGGCACCAAGGCGCCGGGCAACTGGAAGGAGCCGAAGCTCGCCCACAAGCGGATGATGAACGCGCTGCTTCAGTGCCGCGCGACGCTGATCTTCTGCCTGCGCGCCGACGAGAAGATCGAGATCGTGCGCGAGGGTGGGCGCACGCAGGTCCGGCCGCTCGGCTGGATGCCGATCTGCGAGAAGCGGTTCATGTACGAGATGACGGCGAGCTTCACGCTCTCGCCTGACTCGCCCGGAATCCCGCGCTTCGACCTACCCCATAAGATCCAGGAGCAGCACCGGCCGTTCTTTCCGGAGCGCCAGGCCATCGACGAGGCGTGCGGGCAGCAGCTCGCCGCCTGGGCTCGCGGGGGCAAGCCGGCACCACGGCGGACGAAGGCCGACCTTTTCGCCGATGCCCGGGCGCGGGCGGCCGAGGGATCTTTCGCGCTGGCCGAATGGCATGCCGGCTTGCCGGAGCGCGCCCGGACGGTCCTCGAGGAGATCAGGGACGAGCTCGCCGCGGCCACGGAGGCTGCAGACGCGCAGACCGGCGAGACCGACGACTTTCCCGGCTTCGCGCCGCCCACCGAGGCGGCCGCCTGACGTGACCGAGCAGACCGCAGCTTCTGCCGCCGAGCCCGAAACTGACGACGGTTGGGAGTGGGCCATCGTCGAGGTCATGGGCAACCGCCGGCACGTCGGCCGCACCCGCGAGGTAGAGCGGTACGGCATCAAGATGATCCGGGTGAATGTGCCGGCGGTCGGCGACCCCGACGCGAAGGGCTGGACGACCCACTTCTACACCGGCTCGTCCCTGTTCGGCGTTACGCCCTGCACGCGTGAGGCAGCACTGGCGGCGAACAAGCCGCACGAGCCGCCGGCACGGCTCTCGTACCGGACCATCCGGGAGATCGAGGACGCGGACCTCGTCGACGATCGCGACGACGGGATGCCGTTCTGATGGCCGCCGTCTTCTGCGCCGACTGCGGCACCGAGTGCGCCCTCGTCGAAAGCCATAAGTTCTACGCAGCTGACCGGGTGGTCGGAACTTGCCCTGCGAACGCAAGGCCCAACCAATCCTCAGAACGCCAAACAACCCTGCACAGCTTGTGCAACTGTATCTCAGGAGCGTGCAGGCGGCACTTATCTGGCAAATATCCTGCCTCAAGAAGAAGTGGCGGCTGTACTTTTATTGCGACGCCTTCCGCGCTGAAGTCGCCCAACTTGCAGCTAAGCGGCCGCTTGACGCCGTCTATATACAAAATCGAAGAGACTTCCCTTTTCCGATGGTCCGGCGCACAGGATTTAGTCATGGCGCGCGCAGAAATTCTGAGCGGGTCGTTGAATATTTGTCGCATCTTAGCTTGCATCTCCGCGCAAGTGCCAGTTTTCAAGGCTACTGGCGGTGGATTTAGGCTGCGAATCCATCTGATCAATATTACATCCGAATTTCAACTTCGGCGCCGCTGCTTACAATCCGAAACACCGATCACGCGGGGGAATACCGGGCCTCAGAAGCCACGGCGGTTCCCCACACCCCTCCCGGCGAGCGGCGAGGGAGCGGGGGTATGACGGTGCGTGCTTCAAGGAATGGCCGATTGCTCCTGCGGCTTGTTAAAGTTGTGCGACAGGATGTGCTTCGACGGCGTCTCGAAACCGTCCGGGTTCCGTGGTCGTATCGCCTCGCCGAATATCGCGATGGCGAAGAGACTGAGTACGGCGAAGAGTGCAGATATCAGCATTTGAACGTCCGCCGATTGATATTTGCATGCTCGCTCCGTCAAGATGTAGCCTGCAGCCCACGTTACGGTCAGCAGGATCGTAGAAAAAACGAACAACACCGAGGTCGCTTACCGCCCGGCGCCTTGGGCGGTAGGAAGTCGCTGCGGCGGGCAATCAACCCACGTCGCCACTGCTATCGCGTCCAACGCACCGACGAACGCGACCACAATACAAGCAAAAATCAGGATTATTATTGGTTTATCGTCTATAAAATCAGCCCTGGAATCGTCGTGCAACGATTCTTTCCCAGAAATCAAGGACTCTACAACGTACTCGCTGATCATCAACATCGCGATCTCCATCCTGCTTGCGGCGACGCGAGCTTGGATGGTTGGCTAAGCGGCTTAACCTACAGGGCTGTGTCGTTTTTATTACAGCCGACATCTGGGGCAACAGAATTTCTTCCGGCCACTACTACTAGACGCGCGAGTGGTTTTGAGCCCGCCGATCATAGCCCGCTCTTCGCAGCTCCAATACCAGGAGCGGTGGCATGAAGCGCTCTCAGCCTACACTCAATGCGAGCACGAGCTGCTGGGCGGTGAAGGCCAGACCGGTCAGAAGCCCACCGACCACGAAAACGTCGGCAAGACCGCGTTCCGGCTCGGTCCGGCTTATGGCGACAGCCCGGCTCGGGGCGCTCGGCGGGCGAAGCCACACCACGTTGTTCGACCGTCTCATGACCGCCTCCAGCATTATTGCTGGCTCGTATCTAGGTCCTGTTGGCGCCGTCCGAGTTGCGCTGGCGCACATGCGAGTTGCTCGCGCGGGAGGGGCGGCATGAACGCGCGCGCCGCAGATGGCGTGGCCGATTGGCGGCGCGCCCGCCGGTCTCAAGCCACACAGACTCGCCAGCAGGCCGAGCATCACCGCCGGTTGGCCGAGATCTGGGACGAGCGCGCCGCCGAGTTTGAGGCCGAGATCGCGCACGTCGAGGCTGATCGCTCTCTCACCCCCGCCACCGAAGCCGCGGAGTAGCCCCATGGCCGAGTCCAGCTTTCAGAGGGCGAACTCGACGCCGACCTTCCGTTCGTTACGCCAGACCACCCGGCAGGCTTGGTCAATGAAAAGTGAAGTTGCGATCAGCCGGAACGTCACTGGCAGCACCGTATCTGGACTGACCTCGATCGTCGCACCGTGTTCATTCGCATTCCAGATAAGGCAATCGAGCGGCGGAGACTTCTCGTTAACGAAGATGCCGCCCAATTTAAAGGCGTCTCTACGGGGCTTCCTTCTACGCTCAACAAACATCGTTCTGCTCAGTCCTTTGTCGAATTTGATTCGACGCGGCGGGAAATCGAGCGAACTTTTGTTTCTCAATTGTTGCGATGCGGCGGAAAGCCTGGGGGTGACTCGTGGTTGAGTCCAGCGCCATCACGCGCGAGGTCACTGACGACCTAGTCGAGATCGTCGCGAAAGCGATTTTCGAGACGGACGAGGACATCGTCGAAGCACAGGAGGCGCGGCTGCGCACCGCTGGCGAGGCAGCAGCGCTGGCGAGACAGCAGCAGCAGATTGCCTTGCCGGGCCGCGCGCTCGCTGGGACGACCCGATGAACGCACCCATCCTCGACGCCTTCCGGCAGCGCGCGCGAGCGGCGATCGAGGCGACCCTGATGACTGTGCTTGCGACGAGCTACGGGCCTCCGTCCATGTGGCCCAGAGACTACCCGAAGGGCTGGCGCCATCCGCCGGCATGGCCTGCCAACCAGCGTCCGACGCCTGAAGAAGCCTGCTGGCACGACAACGGTGTCCGCGACGTGTGGTTTGCGCTGCGCGCCGCCCTCGCGACGGGAAGCTCCCATGACTGAGACCTCATCGATCGAGCAGACCGACGTGAGGTTGCGGCTCCATTCACATCATTGGATACGGGAGTTGCTCGATCCAAGGTTGAGAGGCCTCGTACTGCCAGGTGAGATGAGGCGCATCCAGTTCCGTGTGCCGGCCAACGTACACCGATGCGACGACCGCAAGCAGCAGAAGCAACGCCACTGTGACAGCGTCCGGATGCCGGCGCGCGCTGTGGATGCCGATGCACCCCAGCGTGAAGACTGCCGCAAGAACGAGGGAAGAGAGAGTGACGCGCGACATAGGGGATACTCCCCTGTAGGTCGGTCTCTTCACTCCGCGCGCCGCCCCGCCACCGAGGTCGGCGCGAAGTTACAGGGAATAGACGTCCGAGAGGGCCAACAACATCCATCACGGCGTGACCCATTAGCCGGCCTTCTCTTCGACGGCGTCGAGCAGAACGGTTTGCCGGAGGTGCGGTCGTGATCCTGAAGACAGCCGGCACCACCCGCCTCGTCCTCATCATCGGCGGTTACGCGCTGAAGATCGCGCGCCATCATCGCGGGCTGCGCTGCAACCGTTTTGAGGCTCGGATCTGGGCCGAGGCGACGTGGGAGCGGAAGGCGATGCTCTGCCCGGTACTGGCCTGCTGGGCCAACGGACTGTTCCTCCTGATGCTGGCCGCTAAGCCGCTCAGCGAAGAGGAAGCGGAGAAGCATCGGCAGGACGACACCTTCCCGGACTGGGATTACCTGCCGGGCGGGGAGGAATGCCCGTTCGAATACAAAGCTTCCGACTGGGGGAAGTTGGGTAGCCGCTTGGTCGCTGTCGACTACTCCGCGCCGGCTCTCCTCGAGGGAGTGGGGAAGCCATGATCGGACGCACCTACCTCGAAGCGGGCTCGCCCGTGCGCATCCTGATCCGCTGGGGCAAGACCAGCGCGGGGTCTACCGCGTCCATCGGCAAACTCGACGGCTCTGCCTGGGGCCGGCGCCGCGCACCGCACAACGTCCTCATCGAACGCCAGGACGGCACCAGGGTCGTCCGGCCGTTCAGAGGCCTACGCAAGCTCCCGGAGCCCCGCCCATGAGCACCGTCAACCAGAACACCGCGGCAACCCGCGGCCAAGGCTTGATCAAAGAGGATACGCCGTCACCGGATGCGCCGAACGGAGGCGGAACGGCGGACCTATTCGGCGGCATGCCGGAGGTCCGGTCTCCAGCCCCTGCGCAGAAGAACTATGGCGAGCAATCCCAAGCTCAGGCTGAAGGCGAGCAGCCCGACCAACAGGCCGAGCCAGCTGCTAGCCGGCATTTCCTGCCTGGAGAACAACAGCAGGATCTCTCGAATAAACGTCAAGCCATAGAAAGCCGATCCGAGACCAGCAAAGAAGGCCAGCAACTTAGATATGGCGCAACTCAGCGCTAGCCGAATAGAGGTCGCTCCCATCTGGCTCACCTCATTCAACCGATTTGGTTTTCAACTCCAGGGTGAAGCAATGGTTGCCTACAGCTTCAAATCGCGTTTCGCCGCCCCGATCCTCGCCGGCACCAAGGCGCAGACGATCCGCGCCGACCGGAAGCGCCACGCCCGGCCGGGCGAGATGGTGCAGCTCTTCACCGGCATGCGGACACGTCAGTGCCGCCGGCTAGGGGAGGCGCGGTGCCTGGAGGTCGTGCCGATCCGGCAGGCCTTCGCAATCCAGGGCCAGACCGAGCTGATCCGGCTCGGCGATCGCTTCATCCGCTCGGAGGGCTTCGATGCCTTCGCCCAGCAAGACGGGTTCGCCGACATGGCGGATATGGCGAAGTTCTGGTGGGCGAACCACCCGCCGACCAAGTGCGAGGAGTTCGAGGATCCCGACTCCCTTATCTTCGCAGGCGTTCTGATCGTCTGGCAGCCGCTCGCCCCGGCCGACACGCGTAAATCGCAGGAGGCCTGACGTGGTCGCCTACAGCTTCCAGAATCAGGTGACGTACCGTCGGGTCGGTGGATGCTCCCCACCGAACATTTCTTCGAGTGCGCGACGAACCGCATCAACGCCAGCGGCAGCAGCTATCTCGCACGGCCGAAGCCTGGGGAGGTGCAGCTCGGGCTCTGCGTGGAAGGGCGCAGGCATTTGGTTCCGCCGCTTCACGCGCACGGCTATGGCGAACGTGTGGCTTGAGGCACTATTGCTCATCGCAGCTCGCCTCCCTGTAAGATGTCAAAAGCTAACCGACACTAGCAGTTCACTGGATGACCTGCGGAAACGCAAAAGTAGTACAGCGCATCAGCCTTGCGGGATCGATCTACTTCTGATTGACGACAGTCTCCTCATCCCAGCCGACGCGCTCGACATCGCGGGGGCGGCATGAGCGCGACCTGCTCATTATCTTCGGCGCGTAGCATCCTCTCCGGCCCGTTCCCGATCTGCGCGTCTCTGGCGCATGTTCTGGAGGGTCCTGCGCCAGATCCGTATCACAGCCTCCACGCGCTCCGCGTATGTGTCCAGGGCCGGCGCGGCCTTCGGCGGATCTTCTTTGCCACGTCCTGCTCCGGTCACGGTGTCTGCCTTTCGAGGAACCGCAAGCAGGGCGCCGACCGCCCTCTACGCCGCATCCAGGGGCCTGAAACGGCGGACTCCGGGATTTGGTTCGGTCATCCAGGGCACGCAGACCCGGCCGAGAGCTCGCGCGGCGTAATGGGCGAATTGAACCCGGCGCGCGACGCCAGGCTGAAGGAGCAGGGAGGGGGCAGTGCCGCGTAGCGTACCCCGCGCGCCGGAGATCCGATTCCGCGTGGATCCGGCCTATGCGCCGGCGGATAAGGTCGCCCGCCGGCTGTGCCTGACGCTGGAGCAGTTCACGGCATGCCAGCGGCGCCTGTTCGCCCGCGGCTTCCCGATCCCGGACGAGACTACCGGCATGTATGATCTGGAGGCCGTCGACCGGTGGCGAAAGCGGCAGCGCCCGGACCTCTATCCCGAATTGACGGGCGGCTCAGCACCTGTCGAGATTGCACGTCCACGCACGGATTGGGGCGCCGTCTTTGTCGAGGCCGAGAAGCGCAGTCGGAATGGTTGAGCTGCCCCGGTACGTGAAGCCGTACCGGAAGCCGAACGGCAGGGTCTTCTACTATTACGAGAAGTTCCGGAACACGCCGCGCGCGTGGCCCCGATTCCGGATGCCCTATGCGCCCGACGAGCCGGGCTTCTGGAAGCTCTGTGAGCAGATTGAGTCGCTCACGGCTGAGCGAGTCGATGGGCAGTGGATCTGGGCATGGCAGCCGGAGAGCGGGCGGCGCTATCTAGTCCCGAGCCCGCTGGCCGAGAACGGTGCCGAGGCCTTCTGCAAAGCCTTGGATGAGGCTGAGAAGCGCGAGCACTTAGGCGACGCTGTAGAGCGCAAGACATTCACCGCGCTGATCGCAGAGTACAAAGAGCACGCCGATTACGGTGGGCTGAGCGAGCTCACCAAGCGCGATTACGATCGACACCTGCGCACAATCGAGGAGCGCTGGGGCGCCGCGCCGGTGGCCGAGATCACAACGGTCGACGCACAGCGCGCGATCGACTCGCTCCAATCAGCCCCGACGGTGGCGCGCTACTTCCGCGCCGTTCTCTCACGCCTGATCGGCTTCGGCATCCCACGCGGCTACAGCACCCACAACGTAGCCAAGCCGACGGAGAACGTGCGCCATGACGCCGATCCGCACGAGCCCTGGCCGGATTGGGCCTTCGAGCTGTTCCTTGAGCACGCCCGCCCGTCGCTGCATCTGCCAGTGCTGTCGGCCTTCTACACCGGCCAGCGATCTATCGACGTGATCCCGATGGCGCGGCCGACCGGGGGGGAGATCAGCCTCATCGCCCGGAAGACGGGGAAGACGGTCTGGAGGCCCATCCATTCCGAGTATGCCGATCTGATCGCACGCCTGGCGCCCGGGGAGACCGAGCGGCTGCACATCCGCGAGGATGGCGAGCCCTGGACCCTGGCGGGTTACCGGACGGCCTGGCAGCGCGAACTGATGTCCGTGAACGCCAAGGGGCAGCCCACCACCGCCTCGCCGGCGAAAAAGGCCGCCATGGCGCGGATCCGCAAGGCCGGCCTCGTCTTCCACGGCCTGCGCAAGAATGCTGTGAACACGCTGCTGGAGGTCGGCTGCACCGAGGCCGAGGTGTCGGCCATCGTCGAGATGTCCGAGCAGATGGTGCGCCACTACGCTCGGGACGTGAACAAGCGCAGGCTCGCCAGAAGCGGCACGGCGAAGATGGAGGCGGGCTGGTCCGAGACCCGCAAGCAGATCTTCGGCAAAGCCCTGGAGCGGCCGGCCTCAGCCTGAGTTTGGAAACCGATAGCCCATTTTTGGAAACCGGGCGGGCCGGGAAACCGCTTGCCGATCCGAAAACCACCATGCTTCCAATGAGTTGGTGGTGAGCGCGCTGGGACTCGAACCCAGGACCTACAGATTAAAAGTCCGTTGCTCTACCAGCTGAGCTACGCGCTCGCGTCCGCGGCCCGCCTGCAGCGGCTCCTCTCGAACGGCGTGTCCGCAATAGGTGAGCGGGGCCGGAGGGTCAACACACGGCGCCGCCGGCGCCGCTTCAGGGCACCTCCCCACGAACCCGCTCGACGATCCCGCGGGCCTCGTCGAAGGCGGCGTCCGCATCGAGCGCCGTGGTATCGAGCCGCACGGCGTCGTCGGCCATGCGCAACGGCGCGGCGGCCCGGGAGGCATCCCGGGCATCCCGAGCCTCAATGTCAGCCAGGATCGCCGCGAAGGTCGCGGCCTCGCCGCGGCCGGCAAGCTCCCGGTGCCGGCGGCGGGCGCGCTCCTCCGCGGAGGCGGTGATGAACAGCTTTACCTGAGCCCCAGGGCAGACGACCGTGCCGATGTCCCGCCCGTCGAGGACGGCCCCCTCCGGATCAGCGGCGAAGCGGCGCTGCCACGCCAGCAGGCCTGCGCGGACCTCGGGCACAGCCGAGATCCGGGAGGCCGCCTCGCCCATCGCCCGCTCGCGCAGGCGCGGATCGTCGAGCTTGTCCGCCTCAAGGGCCTGGGCCGCCCGGGCCGCAGCCGCGTGATCGTCCAGCGACAGGCCGGCATCGATGAGCGCCAGCGCAACGGCTCGGTAGAGGAGCCCCGTATCGAGGTGCGGCAGGCCGTAATGGTCGGCCAGCCTCTTGGCGAGAGTGCCCTTGCCGGAGGCGGCCGGACCGTCGATTGCGATGACTAGCGGCATCCGGTTCACGCTCCGATCCGGCCGCCGAGGGCCTGCATGGTGGGCAGGAAGCTCGGGAAGCTGGTGGCGATCATCGCGCCGTCATCCACCGTTACGGGATTCCGCGTGGCGAGGCCCATCACCAAGAACGCCATGGCGATGCGGTGATCGAGATGAGTCGCCACCGTGCCGCCGCCCGAGGCCGCGCTGCCGTCGCCCTCGACCACAAGGTCGTCGCCTTCCACCATGTGCCGCACGCCGTTGGCTGCCAGACCTGCTGCCACGGCGGCGAGCCGGTCGGATTCCTTGACGCGCAGCTCATGGAGGCCGTTCATCCGGGTCCGGCCCTCGGCGAAGCTCGCCGCCACCGCCAGCACCGGGTACTCGTCGATCATCGCGGGCGCCCGCTCGGCCGGGACGTCGACGCCGGTGAGACGACTCGCGCGCACGCGCAGGTCCGCCACGGTCTCGCCGCCCTCTTCCCGCTCGGCAACGCGCTCGATCTGCGCGCCCATTTCGAGAAGCGTGGTGATGAGCCCGGTGCGCAGCGGGTTCATCATCACGCCCTCGATCACCACATCGGAGCCCGGCACAATCAGCGCCGCCACCAGCGGGAAGGCCGCCGAGGAGGGGTCGGCCGGCACGACCACGTCCGTCCCGCGCAAGGTGGGCTGGCCAGTCAGCGCGATCGTGCGGCCATGTCCGCCCGGCCCGTGGGGCTCGACGTTGACCGTGGCACCGAACAGGCGCAGCATCCGCTCGGTGTGATCGCGGGTTGCGGCCGCCTCGATCACCGTGGTGATGCCGGGGGCGTTGAGGCCGGCGAGCAGAACCGCGGACTTGATCTGCGCGGAAGCCGCCGGTGTCTCGTAGGTGATCGGGATCGCCTCGCGGGGGCCGCGCAGGGTCAGCGGCACGCGCCCGCCGGGCGCCTCGGCCAACACCTGCGTGCCCATGCGGGTGAGCGGATCCAGGATGCGCCGCATCGGCCGCGAGCGTAGGGAGGCGTCGCCGTCGAACGTCGCGGTGACCGGCTGGCCCCCGACCACGCCCATCATCAGCCGGGAGCCGGTGCCGGCGTTGCCGAAATCCAGCACCTCGGCCGGGTCGGTCAGGCCGCCGATGCCGACGCCCCGCACACGCCAGCGCCCCTCGCCGAGGCGCTCCACACCGGCGCCGAGCGCCTTCGCGGCAGCGGCCGTGCGCAGCACGTCGTCCCCCTCCAGCAGGCCCTCGACCCGGGTCTCGCCCTCGCTCAGCAGGCCGAGGATCATCGCCCGGTGGGAGATCGACTTGTCGCCTGGCGGACGCAGGCGTCCTGTCAGGGGCGTGCCCGGCGCGGCGGTGAGGGGCTGGGGAGGCGAATCGTGCGACACGGGATGTCCGTTCGGGCTCTATCGGTGGGCCTGGATCCGGCGCGTCGCGCGGT